TCTGGATAAAATTGTAGACATATAAGTTCAGACTCACCACAATGAGAACAGGAGTTAGACATAAGATAGTCTGTAATCCATTTGTCTTTCAAAAGTCTGTGTCGTCTTGCAACTTTTTTGATAGTTGTTTTATATTTTTCATAATGATTATTCATATATTTATTTATAAGTTTGTGTTATAAAACAACTTGTTTTAGAATGTTATTTTTTATAAATATAGGTAAAGATTATTTAAGAAGGAGTAAAAGTCATGGCGTTTTTAGTTTCTCCTGGCGTACAAGTCAAAGAGGTGGACTTAACAAATGTCGTACCAGCAGTTGCAACATCCATTGGTGCAATTGCAATGGCCGCAGAAAAAGGGCCTGTTTCAGAAGTTACAAACATATCTTCAGAGGAACAACTGGTAAAGATATTTGGTAAACCACAAACTACAAGTAATCATTATGAATCTTGGTTTACTGCATCTAGTTTTTTAGCATACACAAATTCACTCAACGTAGTTAGAATTGAATCTGGTATACTAAATGCGACCGCTGGTAGTACAGGATTATTGATAAGAAATACAGACCACTACTTAGAATCATTTTCAGATGGACAAGGTTCTGTTGGTGAGTGGGCTGCAAGAACTGCTGGTACACATGGTAACTCAATTGGAGTTTCTATATGTTCAAGTGCAAACAATTATTCACAAAATGCAGTAACAACAACAAGGTCAGAAGAGTCTGCTGGACAAACTACAATAGATGTCACAGATGCATCTGTGTTTGGTGTTGGTGATATAGTAAACTTTGGTGAAACAGATGGACACGAATATGAAGTGACTACTGTGAATGATAGTGGTACTTCAGATACTATCGTAATCAAACTAAAAGATGATGTGAATGGTCAAGGATTACAAAACACAATATCAAGTGGTACAAGTATTCGTAGACGTTGGAGATTTTATGATTTGTTTGATGGTGCTCCAGGCACATCAACATATGCAACACAAAATGATAGAGGTACATTAGACGAAATACATATCGTTGTTTATGATGTAACTGGTAAGATATCTGGTTTTAGTGTTGACTCAAATGGAAATAGAACAAATGCAGTTTTAGAAACATTTGCAAATCTCTCCGTAAATAATAATGCGAAAGGCCCACAAGGAGATAGTATCTTCTACCCAGACGTAATATACAGACAATCAGAATTTGTTTACTGGATGGATCACAATTCTGGTGGAACAAACTGGGGAACAGATGTAGATGGAACACAAGAGGGTGATATATTATTAGATGGTACTGATACAAGTTCAACAGATGCTGGTGATAAACTTTTACTAGATGGTACAGATAGTGATGGAACAGATAGTGGAGATAATGTTGATTTAGAAGATGGTTCATCAACATATGCAGTTCTATCATTACCAACCAGATCAGAACTCTCTGGTGGTACAGATGATTACGCAGTAACTGCTGGTGAATTAGAAACTGCATATAATAGATTTTCAGATACAGAATCATTAGATGTAAATCTAATTCTTGGTGGACGAGGTGGAGGAGCTGGTGATAGTGCTTCAACTCAAGATACTCATGTAACAATGTTGACTACTTTTGTAGAGAAACGAAAAGATTGTGTTGCATTTGTATCACCTTATCGTTCTTCAACAGTTAATGTAAGTAGTTCACTTACACAAACAGATAATGTTATAACTGCATTTGATTTATGTCCTTCATCATCTTATGTGGTGTTTGATAGTGGATACAAATATATGTACGATAAGTATAATGACTTATTCAGATTTGTACCATTGAATGGTGATACTGCTGGATTGTGTGCAAACACAGATCAAGTTGCAGATTCATTTTTCTCTCCTGCTGGTTTCAATCGTGGTAGAGTAAGAAATGCAATCAAACTTTCATATAATCCAGATAATGCAGAGAGAGATAGATTATATCGTGCGAGAGTAAATCCTGTAGTCAACTTTTCTGGACAGGGTGTAACACTTTTCGGTGATAAAACTGCACTAACTAAACCAAGTGCATTTGATAGAATAAATGTTAGACGATTATTCTTACTCTTAGAAAAAGCAATCGCAACTGCAGCTAAGTTTCAACTCTTTGAGTTCAATGATGAATTTACAAGAGCACAATTTAGAAACTTGGTAGAACCTTTCTTACGAGATGTTCAAGGTAGAAGAGGTATATCAGACTTTAGTGTTGTTGCAGATACAACAAATAACACAGGTGAAGTTATAGATAGAAATGAATTTGTCGCAGACATCTTTGTCAAACCTAACAGATCAATTAATTTTATAACACTAAACTTTATTGCAACACGAACTGGGGTTGCGTTTAGTGAGGTAGGAGGTTAATAATGGCAAATATAGACGATTTCAAAGCTAATCTGATAGGTGGTGGTGCTCGTGCAAACCAATTCAGAGTTACAATCACACCACCGCCTGGTATCGCAATAGGATTAGATGTTCGTAGAACTTCTTTTCTTATACAATCTGCACAGTTGCCTGGAATGACATTGGGTGAAGTTGCAGTTCCATTTAGAGGAAGGGTCATATATGTTGCTGGTGATAGACCAGAGTTTGAAACTTGGACAGTATCAGTACTAAATGACACAGACTTTATGGTGAGAAATGCAATGGAAAGATGGAACAATGGTATAAACGACCTTGCGAATAATACTGGGGTCAACAATCCAGCTGACTATCAAACTGATTTATTTGTAGAACAACTTGATAGAGATGACGTTGTTCTAAAATCATATATTTTTAGAAGTGCATATCCATCATCAGTAGGAACTATTGATTTGAATGTGACAACAAATGACACAATCGAAACATTTGATATAGTTTGGAGATACCAACACTTTGAAGCATCTGGTGTAAACTTCTAATATTAACCCTACTAAATAATTGGTAGATTAGGAGTATTTTATGGCAGAATTGTTTGGTTTCAAATTTGAGAGAATAAAAAATGATAAGGGGAGTGAAAAATTTACTCCCCCTTCAATAGATGACGGCACAGTTGATATAGCTGGTGGTGGTTTCTATGGTCAAATTCTCGACTCAGATGGTAGAGAACGTACTGAACAAGACTTAATCCGAAGATATCGTGACATTGCACAACAACCAGAATGTGATTCTGCAATAGAAGATATTATCAATGAAGGTATTGTATCAGATGAGAGAGATCAATCCGTATCTATAGTTCTTGATTTTCTTCCATATACAAGCTCAATAAAGAAAAGAATAAGAGAAGAATTTAACCATGTGTTAAGACTTCTTGATTTTGATACTAAAGGACATGATATCTTTCGTAGATGGTATGTTGATGGTAGATTATTTTATCATAAAGTGATTGATAAAAATAATCCAAAAAGAGGTATCGTAGATGTTCGATATATTGAACCCAGAAAAATAAGAAAAGTTAGAGAATTACAAAAAGATGTAAAGTCTGGTAGTAGTGTTGAACTCATAAAAAAAGTAGAAGAATATTATATCTACAATGATAAAGGTTTGAAAACTGCAACTGGGACTTCTGAAGGACTCAAAATTGCATCTGATAGTATAACTTATTGTCCATCTGGATTAGTTGATGCAAATAAAGGTCATGTTTTATCATATCTACATAAAGCAATCAAACCTGTAAATCAATTACGCATGATTGAAGATGCGTTAGTTATTTATAGAATATCAAGAGCACCAGAACGTAGAATATTTTATATTGATGTTGGTAACTTACCAAAGATAAAAGCAGAACAATACCTCAAAGATGTTATGAATAGATATCGTAACAAACTGGTATATGATGCATCTACTGGTGAGATACGAGATGATAGAAATCAGATGTCAATGTTAGAAGATTTCTGGTTACCTAGAAGAGAGGGTGGTCGAGGAACAGAGATTACCACACTTCCAGGCGGTTCTAATCTTGGTGAGATAGATGATATTACATATTTCCAAAGAAAATTATATAGATCATTGAACGTACCTGTTTCTCGTATGGAAGCAGAAAACAATTTTAGTCTTGGTCGTTCCACAGAGATAACAAGAGATGAACTAAAATTTACAAAGTTTGTGCAAAGACTTAGAAAGAAATTTACACCACTATTCACAGACATTCTAAAATCACAATTAATATTGAAAGGTATTATGTCTTTAGAGGAGTGGGAAAACGTAGAACAACATATACAATATGATTTTTTACAGGATGGACATTTTGCAGAACTGAAAAAAACAGAGTTATTAGAAGATAGAATAAACCAACTTGGTAATATAGAAGCATATGTGGGTACATTTTTTAGTAAAGAGTGGGTGCAAAAAAATGTTCTCAGATTAAATGATCATGAGATAGAAGAGATGCAAAAACAGATTAATAAAGAAGCTGGTTCAGATGTTGAAGATGGTGGAGTTGATATACCATCAGATTCAGATGGTATTACTAGATTACCACCAGATGATGACAATGGAGGAGATTAATGAGTAGTGAAGATTTTGTAAACGCATTACAAAAAGGAAATAATTTAGAAGCAGAGGATGCTTTCAAAACTGCGATAGGTGATAAAGTCGCAGATGCACTAGAAACTAAAAGAAGAGAAGTTGCAAATAATTTTGTGCAATCTAAAAAGGTAGAAAGTGATGAGGAAGAAGTTTAGTTCTTTTTATACACCTGTAGTAGAAAAAGATGAACATAAAAAAACTAAAGAGTATAAAAAACTTTCTCCGAAAATGAGAAACGCAGTTGATGATATATTTAAAAAAATGGACACTAAACCTTCAGATTTCCTAAATACTTTTGACAAAACTATTAATATGGTTTCAAAAAAATACAAAGTTCCAGAAAAAGAACTTATAGGTTATTTTGAAAAAGAAATGTTAACGATATAAGGATAAAAAGATGGCTTTAAAATTAATTAGACATTGTGGTACGATTACTGCATCAACTCTGGGTGATGATGCAGCTCATGGTATTGCGTTAGGAAAACTGGGAAACGGAAACGCATTTAGAGTTAGTGAGTTTGCTGGAAAAGATGTTTTTATAAAAGTAACAAGTATTTCAGATAGTACAGCAGTTACATCATCAAATGGATTATATCTTAGAGCAAGTAATACAGTAAACATTGTCCCAGAAGGTAATAGATCACCGATAGTCGGAGGCGATACAGGAGTAAGAGTTGCATTAGATGGAACAGATACAGATAGTTCAGATGCTGGTGATATAGTAAGACTTGAAGATGAAGCATCTGGTGGTGCAGTTTTAGTGGATGCAGCTGAAGAAAACTTTTTTATCTCAGTAATAAACGAAACTGGTGGTCAAGATGGTGCAGTTCATATAGAAGTAGTAACCCAAGCAAATCCAGTATAGGAGTAAATCATGTCTACAGTAAAATTGATATCTGAAGAAATGCAAGATGTAGAGTATATCACAGAAGAAAAAGAAGACGGAAAAAAGAATTACAAAATTAAGGGTATCTTCATGCAGGCAGATATCAAAAATCGTAATGGTCGTGTCTATCCTATGGATACTCTAGAAAAAGAAGTTGAAAGATATACTAAAAACTTTGTTAATCAACACAGAGCATATGGTGAATTAGGACATCCAGATGGCCCAACAGTAAATTTAGAGAGAGTATCCCACATGATTACATCTCTAAAAAAAGATGGTAAAAACTTCATAGGTGAAGCAAAAATACTATCAACACCTATGGGTGAGATCGTAAAAAATCTTATGAAAGATGGTGGAAAACTAGGAGTATCATCTAGAGGTTTGGGTAGTTTAGAACAAAAGAATGGTGCAAACTATGTCAAAAATGATTTTCACCTTGCAACTGCAGCTGATATAGTCGCAGACCCATCTGCACCTAATGCATTTGTAGAGGGTATTATGGAAGGTAAAGAGTGGATTTGGGATAATGGAACACTCGTAGAGTCAGAATTAGTAAAAATGAGAGAAAGAATTAATACTAGAGTTCGGAAAAAACAAGCGAATGAGGACGCTTTAGAACTTGCACACTTCCTCAAAATGTTATAATTTATAAATAAATGTAAAGAAAATATAAGGAGAAAAATCCCATGGCTAATACAGAATTAGAGAAAACCATTGAGGAATTAGAGGCAGAAGTGTTA